ATTAAAGCCTTGATCTGCTGCGCAAAGGGGTCCAGTGCTTCGCCATACTTATCTCGCGCCTCTTGCAGTTGCCCTGCAGCCTCTTTGACCTTGCCCACTTGCTGCTGTTGTGCCAGCAACGCAATGCCTTGTTTTAGCTGCCCCACTTCGGTCTTGAGATCGTCGTTGCCCGTTCCCATTTCCGTTTTAATGATTTGCCGCACTACGTCAATAGCGCTGCTATCATCAGGACCCAGCCGCGCACGTAAATCCGCATAGGGGTCTTCTTGGGGTTGCTGCTGCGTGTTGACTTGGTTTTGCAACGTTTGCAGTATCTGCTGTTGCTGCGTCTGCTGCTGTTGTTCAAACTGCCTGCGTTGATCTGCCAGGTCCTGCGTCTTGCGCGTGTAATCGGCCTGCTGTGATTTTGCAGCATCGATGACTGCGTGATACTCAGTAGGCACATCGGATTTATTTTGGCGTGCCCAATCGGTCACACCACTCGGATCGAAAGCAGCAGCTTGCCCATTGGAGCTTGCTGTACTTGCACTGCTCGTATCCCCTCCCAGGTCTGCCGCGAAATCATCAGACCCTTCGGTGGGAGGAGCAGATTCGGTCGCAGCTACGTCACTGGATTCAGCTACTTCGGTCGCTTCACTCATTTGCTCACCTCACTCATGTGCGTTGCTGGACACATCGGTCCAATCGCCCTGTCGCGTGGGAGTTTTGGGGGGCTGTTCTACACGATGGCAACGTGATCCTTTTACAGGGTCGTTGCTCTCCTGTATGTTGTATTTTTTCATTATGCGCTGCTTATCGGAGTAACTGTTGATATACTCCGCAACGCCTGGCTCAAATTTTCCATAGAGACTACTGTGCGTCAGGTGTATCTGGTTCCTGCCTTTGTTGGCAAAGTCCTGCACCATCGTGTTGCCCAGGCACGCTTTGCACTTGCGCTTTTTGGGGACATCGGAGGCGCGGTGATACCAGATGTCTTTCTCTTCTTCTTTGCACGTTTGGCAATACCAATCGTAAGCTGGCATTATTTACAGGTCTGACCCTGTATGCCTGGCGTTTTGCCTGCCTTGCCAGGGTTGCCATACGTATATCCCGTTTGCATTTTACGCCCTGTGCGCTTGGCTTCCTTACGTGCCGCAGCACGGCCCTTTTTGTCGTACGAATACATTTTTCCACCTACGTTAGGCATCAATTCTGCTCCGTGTTTAGGCTTACTGTTTGTCCCACGCGCTGCGCATTGGAACGCACTACGCTCTGTAGGGCACTCGCCTGCGCTTGGACGTTATTGCCATCGCGTGCGCTGGGTATTGTTTTTTCACTTTGTTGCATAGGCTGGCCCTGCGCCTTGCCTTGCAAAAATTGTTGGTGTTGCTGTGTGTGTACTTGCATCATTTGCTGAAACTGTTGTATCGCCTGCGGGTTTACTTGCATCTGCTGTTGCAGGTACTGGGTGACCGCTGGGTCCTCACCCGCTTTGGCATGGGACTGCAGGTGCGCTTGGTGATCCTGCGCAGGCAATACACCTGGGTCTTGCTGGCGTGCGGCCATAAACTGGTTTTCTAACTGTGCGGCACGCACCGCTTCCTGGTCTGCAGACTGTTTAATAAATTTGTCCATGTCGCTCACGCGAAACGCACGCAACACCAGCTTGATCACTTCGGAGCGATTGACTTCAGGCATCTGGAAGAGGTAGTTGGCTAAGGCCAACGTATCTTCGCGTTCTAGCTGCTCAAAGAGGGGGCGCATCGACTCGGTTTCGACCTCTACCTTGAAGCGAACTTTGAAGAGATCGCTGGTCACCGCTTCGTAGATAGGGTCATTTTCGCCCTCGGCTACGTTGACGATGAACTTCTCAGGCGTGTAGCGCATATCGGCCATGATGCGAAACGTATTGTAGACTACCGCTTCGTAGGCTTTGCCCACTTCCGCAGACAACCACTCTCTGTTCTGCGTCCCGAAAGAAGCGATGAGGGATGCCTCGGTAGCGGTGCGCCTGGGACCTCCCCCCAACGCCATCTGCGATACATTGAGTACCTGTTCCTCGTAATTGCGCATATCAGCTTCAATGCCCAGCTGATCGGGAGGGGGGTTGCCCATCTGCATCTCTCTAAAACCATTGTTGATGTCGTTGACCCAAATCACTTGCCCATCGCGTGCGCGAGTCAATTGGTCTGAGATATTGGCATTTTCTTCGCGTTCCGCACGCTGCCCCAGGATGATGCGAGGGTAGCGCTTGAGCAGGTCCGCACGCCTAGATACCGAATCGACAATCGCTTTCTGCTCATCTTCAACGTAGCTCATCATCGGCAGGCCATAGAGCGATTCTTCGGACAGGTCAAATTTTATGGCGTGGTAAGGAAAACCTCCTTGCACCAGGTAGGAGCCTGTGGAGTTAAACTCTCCCGTAAGCATCATCTCGCCCGTGAAAGGGTCTTGCTGCATCACAGGTTCCTGCTCCAAGAAGGGATGGTCGATATCCTCTATGGGTTGATCGACTCCTTCGGCAAAGACGATGCGCCTGCGATGCACTCGGTCATGCACCTCATAGAGAAGCGCATAATCGCCCAGGTCCTTAGCCTGCTGCACCGCATTCTCTTCTTCTTGGTTGGAGTACTCTTGATCCTCCAGGTCGTAGAGCGTTTCTTCGCTATCCGCAGTTGCATTGATGGCAGTCACCTGCCTGCGGTTGACGAAGCGTTCATCTTTTTTCACAAATTCAAGAGGCACCAGCATACGCTCGATGATATACCGCGCGTGGCTGAGTTTGTGTGGAGGACAGAGGGGGTCTACAAAAACATTAAACGGGGGCACCCTGCGCACAGCAACCATATCGTCCTGCAACGAGTCGTTGACTACGTAGGGGGCTAAGAGATCATCGCCAGGGGCATTATAATCAAATTTGAGCCACCCCAATGAGCAGTAGAGGGCATCGAAGATCGCCTGCTGCATCTCCTGCTTGACCTGCATCGTTTCCATTGCGGCATTGGCAACGCGCTCTAAAATTTCAGCTTGAAACTCGCGGTTGGGGTTTTCGACGCGCAGAAAAACGTGGGGGTAGTTATAGGCGATAGAAGAGATGATCTGCCTGGTCAAAGGATAGAAGCGTGAAATGCGCACCACCTGGTCTTTGTCCAGGTCCGCAACCTCAAACTCCATGCGATACATCGCCAGCAGCTTACGCCACTCCTTATGCTTGGGGTGCATAAACTTTTGGGCGTTATCAATACATTTGCGCCAAAACTGTACGTCCTCTGCTTTCACGAATATCTCCCATATGTCATCGCATGATCATTTAGGGCACTGTCGATGACGTTATCGCCATTGAAGGGATCGGTATTTATGGGGGTAGTTTTAGCAGCAGGTCTGTACAGGTGCATCATAGCATAGCGCAACTCATCGGCTGCATGGTCCTCTGCGTGCGTGTCCAGGTCCTCGGGATTCTTTTTGTCACGAGGCAGCGAGGGCATGATGCGAAAAAGATTGTCGTTCCACCCCGAAAAGGCATAGAAGCGATTGTTCGCCAGCGCATCGTTGATCACGCGCCACCCTGTGACTCTATCGTTATTGGCACGGGTCAGGTAGAGTCCATGCTCGGCAAAGACATCGGCAGGAGAGTGGTTGATGACCTCGCTGAGCCTGCGCTTTACGAACATCGAAGGGTCAGCATAGATCGCACTCGGCCTGCGCCCATTGGTAAAAGGACACGCCTCTATCATTTTGTTTATTTCAAAAGCATGGGTGCTGGCCGTAGCGTTGTCGCGGTAGTATTCGCACAGGCGATAGATATTGCCATCATAGTCCACGCTATAGAGTCCGCAGCTGGTAAAACTCGCTTCGCCGTAGTCTAGTCCTGCAAATAAACTCCAGTGATCGGGAATTTTAAACGAGGGCACGCCAATGTTTTTTTCTTGCCACAGGCTGAAATATTGGCCTACAAAAGAATCCCAATCCCCCTCCAACCATGCCTTGACCAAAAGCTCATCACCCACGCCTTTGAGCCTGTCCACATAGTGGGGGTCGCGCTCCAGCAGAATCTTGTTATCTGTTACCAAGGATCGGATATACATCCTGCTGCTGTTGTCGTCAGGATCGGTATAGAGCGTTCCCTCGGGCACGATGTCGATGAAATAGCTCTTTATCGCCTGGTGCCCTACGCCGCCAGGGTTGCCCGTAGCGCGTATGCGCTTTACGGGGATGTCCTGGGCACCTGAGCGCAGCGTGGCCTTCAGTTTGTGATAGGCTGCGAGGTTATCCCACTGCTGTAGCTCATCGAACCCGATCCAGGTATACTGATGACCCTGATACGAATCTGCGGCTGCTTCGTTTTCCAGGTGGCGCAACGAAAGCTCAGCCCCATTGGGAAAAAACCACTTGCGTTGACCCACCTTGTATTCAGCGCCAGGAAAGGCTTGGTAGAAGATTCGGCGCGACTCGGCCAGGATCTCATCCAACTCGGGATAGGTCCTGCGGAAGATGATACCGCGCCAGTTCTTGCCGTAGGTAGGCACATCCTGGGCGAAGTCGAGCAGCAGCGTAAAACTCTTTCCCCCACCTCGCGCCCCGCCGAAGAACAGCTGGTTGACGAACTTGGCACGCAGCGCTTTCTCCTGCGGTCCTGGCTGCGGCTTAGGCATCTCTGCTTGCTCCGCATCGAAGAGGACGTTGGGGTCGAGGACCTGGCGCTCAGGCTTCATTTCTTTTTTGCGGTACGCTTAGATTGGCGAAACGCTTTTGCGGTGGGGGCACCCTTTGTGCCAGGTTTCCGCATCTTCTCGCCTGAACCCTCTGCGATGCGCTTGCGCTTGGCATGTATGTTGGCGTACAAGCCACGCTTCTTTGCCATCTTATTTACCCTCTTCGATTACCGTAGCCTCGACAGGTATAGCCTCCTGCAACTGCTGCATCTCTTCCATCTGCTGATTCTGTTTTACCCACTCGTCATAATTGTCTGCCGCAGGAGGGGCATTAACGCCAAACTGCTCCACCATGTGCTTGTGGATATGCGTATCGCGCACATCCCCCACTTCCTTGGCGATAGCTTCCAGGACCTTGATCTTCAGATGCGTGCGCTTCTCAGGGATCTTGCTATAGAGCGCATCAAGCTCTTTGACTCGTTCCTTGCGGTCTGCCAGGCGCACATCTTCAAAGTTCTTCTGGTAGATGTCCAGCTGACGCTTGTATTCAGCAATGAAGTCCTGATTATTGCGCCAGCCCTTGACCGTAGCAGGCTGCACCCCCAGGTGATGCGCCACCTTCCGCGCCTGTGCCCGTGGGTTCCATCGATCCAGGATCATCAGCTGGATCGCCTGCTTATGCGTCGAGTTGAGGTTCATAAGTCCAATTCTAATTGCGGTGGATCGTTAAACTTGTCCTCTGCATCAAGTGCCTTATCACATACATCGCGTAGCTCGCTGGCTCTGGTGCGGACATATGCCTGCGGCTCGGCATAAGAGCATAGTGCCCGTATTGCGCGACCTCGCAAGGCTTCCACCTTTTTGCGGTTCATCCTGACCACCTGGCCTTGTGTCCGCGCAAGTCCACATGCACAAATCCAATCCTGGGATATATCCCTATGCCATCAAACGCCTCAAACTCTGCGGCTTCGGCCAAATCCTCAATACGCTCGGGCGTAGGGTCCGTAGGCACTATATCCGTTGCCCATATCAAATGCTGCGAATTTTCGGCACCCCCTACCTGCTGATTGTGCTGGGGCGTGCGCCAAGTACTAGTAATCCGCAAGGGACCCCAATCGTCCCGTATCGCCTGCAATTTTCCCATGTGATCCCAAAACCGATTACCCACCGTGAGGCAGCAATGCGATACAAGTTGATCCACCGTGCAATCGGGTGGCTTAAGCTCATCCCAAGTAAAATTGGGAATTTCAGGATGAATCATTGGTCACCATGTCAAAAATTGCAGCCATCATCGCAACCTGTAATTCTTCTGGACAATGCTGCGTAACATCCACACTGCCCTCGGCACCCCCATAACGCCAAATAGTAAAATCCAGTACACCGCGAAACTCTACTAACAACGCTGGCATCCCACTGCCCTCATCGGGCGTAAACATAAACGTCATTGGTTGTCGCATAGGCACCTACTGAACTATAGGGGAGCAGTAAAGCAATCGCTACTCCCTACAAACAGCCTGTATATATATTTATTTATACGTACCTATGTATATTACATATACCCCTATAGTACTTTAATTTAAAAATACTGGTACTATAATTATATAAATATATATTTTCTAATAAATTATATATATTTATAATTATATATAGTATTATAGTATATACTAGTACTAGTATATATAGCACCAGATTTGAGAAACGAAGAGAAAAACAATGAAAAAGCTACGGTATATACGAGCGGAGGAAGAAAACTGAAAGAGCTTCGATATCCATGGGAGGGAGAAAGTGCAAAGAGCTTTGATATATACGGGATATTATTACGATACCTATGACATCGGGACCCCCTGGTAGGTTCGCCTTCGATTTTTCAGTTTAATCCGATTAAATTAAGCTGCTGAACAAGGGGGCAGATTTGCGCTCAAATTACCCCTATCTGTGCCCAGACTCACTAGAATAGACATTATCGTTAGTATGTTTTGGGCTTATGTGGGGTGGGATAGTGCTATAAATGCCCTGAGAGCGCCTGTGT